GGTATGTGTGGAAGCCCATGGATCTCATCAACAAGCTCACCCTGCATTGCAGGTTTGCATTGCGGAAGCAGAAAGATAGGTTACACCTCTACAGCTTACTGTGTACTATTACTAAGAGATGAACTAATTAAATACAGGAAAGAATTGGAGTCTTTACCATTCAACTTACGTCACTTTGGGCCGGGTATACAACCCGACTCACTTTACGGTAAAGAGATAATATCATCCACTGAAATTAACCCAAAATCTTTTCTAAATTGGATAGAAACTCCAGTATCATACGATGTGTTGGGCAGTTCTAATTACTGTGTAACACTGAATTCATCAGTAGAGAAAACCCCAATTTCAGATAAAGTTGTAGAACTTTTTGGGTTCGAGAACAACTATGGTCCCCCGTTGATTAAACCCTCTTGGAAACCTTATTACATAACTATGGCCAATTTCGCCACACCTTGTTATGGTTTCCCGGGTCATCTAGTTGAGAAATCGTCATTAGACTTATTTTCACAGCTGAAACCGTTATACGAGACTGATATTGCTGCTAAGCGGTGCAAACCACTTACTTTAATTGAATCAGTTTCTGGGAAAGACGGTTTCAAAATCATGGAGAGAATCAATGTTAATACCTCACCCGGTTTACCCTTTTCAGGCAGTAAAGCTAAGTTCTTAGAGGAAGCTCCTCCAACTGAAGGTATTTCCAAACCATTACAACCGACTGCTGAGATAACTGCTGAATGTTCACGAATTGTAGAATGTTACAGGAAGGGAATTAAGTACCACCCTGTTTTCAAAGCATGTATCAAGGATGAAGCGAAAGTACAACCGGCCAAAAAGGCTAGAATGTTCTTTGCATGTCCAATGGCTTTCACTCTAGTGTTGCGAATGTATTTTTTACCCGTTTTTCACATAATGAGTTTAAACCCTCTAACTAGTGAATCAGCAATAGGTATAAATTGCGCAAGTCCCGAATGGGAAGAGCTCATGAATCATGTTGAACAACATGGCACAGACAGAATAGTAGGTGGTGATTACAAATCATACGACCAGAAACTCTCGTCTCAGATGACTCGTGCTGTCTATTCCATACTAATACGTTGTGCAGAAGCATCAGGCAATTACAGTGAAGATGATATAACCATAATGCACGGACTAGCCAATGATGTAACATCGCCAGTGGTCAGTGTAAACGGTACAGTTATACAGTTACTTGATTCAGTTTGTTCTGGAATGCCATTTACTGGCCAGATTGACGGACTAATTGGTAGTCTTATGTGTAGAATATCTTATTTTGCTCAGGATAATCCAGCCCCTTTCAATCGGTATGTCGCTTCAACTACATTTGGGGATGATAACAAATCATCTGTTTCTAAGGAAGTTAAATGGAGTTTTCGAGCACACAAAACATTCTTGAGTTTATACGGTATCACATATACGGACCCTTCGAAATCGGATATGGTTGTAGACTATTTATCAGTCGATGCCTCTGATTTCTTGA